TGTGGATTTGATTTTTAGTGTAACAGTAAAATATGATTCACGTAAAACTACACTTTCATCTGGAGCAGTTGCAAGTGCAGTTATTGATACAATTCAATCTTACAAGACAAACAATCTTTTAAAGTTCGGTGCTATTTTTCGTTATTCAACTTTATCTACTGACATTGATAAAACAAATTCATCCATTATCAATAACTTGACAACGATCACAGCGAAGAAAGGTATTTCTCCTTCTACTACTACAGCAGGAGCATATACCATAGATTTTAATAATCAAATTTACAATCCGTCTACAACATACGAAGGTGCAGTTTCTTCAACCGCATTTTCATATACAGATGCAGCCGGAACTGCATATGATACTGCTTATATGGATGATCTAAATGGAACATTGAGGATTTTTTATTTGTCTGGTTCAGATAAAATTCTTCTTTCAAATTCTGCTGGGTCTGTAACATATTCAAATGGATATATTTCTATTACATCATTTAAGCCAGATTCCTTTACAGGATCAACTTTGGATTTTACTATACAACCAGCAGTCAATGATTTAGTTCCAATTAGAAATCAAATTTTTGATGTGTCTAATACCAACATTACTGTTACAATGCAGGATGATGCTGGAACTGGAACAACTGTAACATCAACAACTGCAGCTGGAACTGTTTCATCAACCACAACTGGAACTTCAACTGGTTCAACTACAACGTATTAAACTATGTCAGCAAAAGTAACAGCAAAAGCAGTATCTCAGGTACGAAATCAACTTCCTGCATTCATAGGTGATGAATTCCCTATGTATCAGAAGTTCATGGAACATTACTATGAATTTCTAGAAGCACTTTGTGTCCACTATACTATCATAAATGATTATGGCAGTACGTTCACAGTAGGGGAAACTGTTACTGGACAAACATCTGGTGCAACCGCAACAGTAAAAGCAACTGCCGCATTCACTTCTACAAATAAACTTTTTATAGAGCCAACGAATGATTTAAATTTTGCAGCAGAAGAGGTGATTGTAGGAAGTACTTCTGCCGCAAGAGTTACGATTTCATATTTGAACAGACACCCTTTGAATGCAACAAAAACATTCAAAGATTTAATGAATACGGATGAAACTTCCGAAGGCATTCTCCAAGCATTTAAAAAAGAATTATATCCAAATATAAGAAATAGTTCAGAGGGCGATCTTAGAAAATTCATCAAACATCTAAAATCTTTTTATCGTTCTAAGGGAAGTGAAAAATCTTTTAAGACTCTTTTCCGTCTTTTATATGCACAAGAAAATTTAGATTTCTACTATCCAAAATCGGATCTTCTTAAAGTATCGGCCGGTAACTGGCAACAAGATACTGTTCTCCAATTAGCATATGATGAAAACTATTTAAATTTTAATGGTCTAACCATAACTGGAATCTCTTCCGAAGCAACTGCATTTGTTTCATCTGTCACAACTCGTAAATTGGGAACAATCCCTATTATTGAATTGGTATTGACAAACAGATCAACAACTGCTTTCACTATCGGAGAAACTATTACTGCAACAACTGCGGCCGGTGCAACTATTACTGCAACTGTAACTGGACAAATGACAGGAGTTACTATTGTAGATGGGGGAACAGGATATGATGTTGGAGATTCCTTAACAATAGCAGATTCTACTCTTGTGGGTTTTGGTGCTATTGCGACAGTTGCAACCACTACAGCAGATCAAATAACTATTATGGATATTGAAGATGCAGGAAATGGTTTTCAAGTTGATGATCCATTTGTATTTGATAACACAGGAACAAACGTAGAGGTAACTGCTGAAGCGAAGGTTAAAACACTATCCAGTACTTATACAGTTAATGTTATTACTACGAAAATTTCAGTCGCAGTTCAAACATCTTCTTTTAATATAAGTGGAGCAACTACTGCACTTCCTTTTAGTGTTACTGTACAAGTAGGGTATCGTATCGGAAATAATGCATCATATTCAAGTGCAACAAAAAAGGGAGAAATTGTTTCTATATCTAATTCCGAATTAGTAATCTATGATGAATCCAGAGCAGATGGAACTTTGTCTGCATGGGCAAACACCGATACCATTTATTTGTTTGACGAAGACGGAGCTGCAATTTCTGGTGCAACATCATGTACTATAGATGATAGTTCAATTACAAATCCAACATCAGATGTTGACATTGATGATTCAGATTATGGCACAGATTTAAATGGTGCTAGTAGAACTTCAACATTTACATCTGCAATGACATATGAAACACAGACATTTGGAAGAATTGCAACTATTGAAATAACTTCTCATGGTAGTGGATACGAAGCAGTTCCAACTGCAACTGTATCTAATGATTATTATTCAAACTTATACGAAGTTGATGCTACATATGGAGGATATAAAGGAAGAAATGCGGATATAGATGTTGGTGCATTGGGTGGAACAATGACAGGAGTTACAATCACAGAAGAAGGATTTGGATATATTGATAATCCAGCAGTAACTGCTCCAGTGAATTCTACTGCTGCAACTCTTACACCAGTAATGACTTCAATTAAAACCAAAGCTGGGGCTCATGTTGGTGAAGAGGGAATGCCTAGTTCTCAAATGAAAGTTCAAGACAATGATTATTATCAAGACTATTCTTATGTACTCAAGACAACAGATTCCGTTGATGTTTGGAAACAGGATGTATTAAAACTTCTCCATCCAGCAGGATTTAAATTATTTGGTGAGGTTGCGATTGCAACTGATCTTAATGGAAGAATGTTTGACAAAGCAGTTAATAATATTAACTCTTTGCAAGATGATGGCGTAGCACAATATCGTGCAATGGAAATGGAATATCTTACTGAAGTTCTTGCAACCGAAAGTGAGATGATACTTGATAGTACAGATGGATCTGCTGATGCAGGAGATAATATTCTTTTAGAAGAACCATTTGAGGATTGGCCTGGTAAGATTTTAAATGAGGATGATTATCGTAGGATTACTGCTGAAACCGAAATGGCATATGAGGTAGAAATTTCTGAAATTCTACAGGGAGCATTTGCCCATTCAAATATTTTGATGGAAGACGATTCTTACTTAAAATATGAAGATGATGGTACTAGAATTAGATACGAACAATATATGCCAGATTCAGTTACCGATTCTTTTATTGAATATCTCCAATTACTTTTAAGTACAAATAATTCACCTGCTGATTGGTTTTCTTTAATGTCAGTAAAAACTGTTACTAATATGTTTTCGGATTCATCTTTGTATACTGAAGAAGGAGATACATTTTTATTAGAAGATGGCAATCAACTTCATGTAGAAGAAGGAAGAACTACTATAACTACTTCAGATCCACATTATTTCCAAGAAGGTGCTCAAGTTTACCTAGATGATTTTGAAGGAACAAATGTAGAGAATTTAAATAGAGGTCTATACGAAGTTACGGATGTAGATATTGAAAACAGTAAAATGGCGCTAAATAGTACAGATGGAACTGCTGATGCTGGAGATGGAATTTTATTAGAGGGGGATGAGTGGGGATTTTTAACGAATGAAGATATTGCAAATTTCACTCTAATTAGTCCTCGCACAGCAGATGCGTATGATGATATTGATACTTCAAATATTTCAGTAACTACATATGGTAAGGTTTATAGACCGGCAGATGAAATGTCATATGGAATTCCAATTGGGTTATTTCGTAATGAATATATTGGAGAATATGCTTCAAATGTTATAGACAATTATGAATATTTCTGTCCTGCCGATTTCGGTTCTCTTGCAGATAATGCAGAATTAGTAATAAGATCAAGAAAACTTTCAATTGAAAGTAATGTTTTATTAGAAGATGAAGATGAAATACTTTTAGAAGATGGAGTTCCAACAACTTCTGGATCGTATAGTGGTACAACATCTGCAATAGGAAAAATTCTTGCAGATGATGGAACTTTAGATCAAGATGTGTCTGCACACGAAGATAATGTAGTCATAACAGATGCACAACATAAAGTTGTTAGAACAACTTATATTACAGATGAAGATATTTACGAAGATGATCGCATCATATTAGAAGATGTGGATAATAATGGTAATATTGTAACTGAAGAATCAACTATTAGAAATGGAATAGTACCATTCGTTCAGCCACTTCATTATAAAGGACATCCACACGAATCTAATAATGGATTCATGTACATAAACCATAGGATTGACCAAAGAGTTTCCGTATAAATATAATAGAATTATCAAGGAGAATTAATCGTGCCTGCTTTAGTAACAAACAATTTTAGAGTTCACAACGCAAAACAGTTTCGTGAAATGCTGTCCGAAGCGTCTTTGTATGGTGGATCAACTGCATCAACTGCACTTTCTACCAATGCTTATTTGTTTATTGGTAAAGCAAGTGCATGGTCTGGATCGTTTAGTGATACAACTATTCCGAATCCAACCACAGCTGCAAACCCATCATCCGATACAACAGCAAATACATCCTATTCCCATTGGAAGGATATGATTGCTGCAAAGAAAGTATCTTCTTCAGATATAAGTCATGTTGTCACAAGACATAACTGGACTTCTGGTAGAGTTTATCAGATGTATAAAGATACCGATACACATAGTAATCTGATTGCTTCACGAACAGGACAAACAGTATCTAATGCTGGAGGAACTGCAACAGAATCGGCTACAATGTATCCGATGTATGTAATGAATACAAACTTTGGAATTTACAAATGTTTGTATAATGCGGAAACAGAAATTAGTGGTTCTAATTATCCAAAACCTTCTACAGTTGAACCAACTCACACCACAACAACTGCTGGTGCTCCCGCTGCGGAATCGGATGGATATAAGTGGAAATATATGTACACCATCTCTGCATCAGAAGCACTCAAATTTGTAACATCAAGTTACATTCCAGTAAAACAGTTGCGAGATGCAAATGCATACGGAAACACCGCAACGGCAGGAGGATTGGGAACTGGTGGAGTAAAGAATGATGGTTCTGCACAAGCAACCATTGAATATAATACAGTAGATGGTGCATTGGATATTTTTATTATCAATACAGATGGTTCGGGATATACGTTTGAAACGGGCAAGACAGTTACAACTTCTGGAACAGGAGCAACATCCACATTAACAATGGCATCTCCTGGCCTAACTTCAAACGATCAATATAATAATTCATCCGTTTATTTTACTTTTAGTGGAACTTCTTATGTAAGAAAAATCACCGATAGTTCATATGGATCAAGTGTACAAACATTGACTTTGGATGCAACTATACCACAATTGACAGGAACGATTACTGCAAACGTGGCACCATTCTGTAGAATCAATGGAGATGGCCATGGGCAGGAAATTGTTTTAACTGCAAATAGTTCTGACACAGATGCGGTTGGTGGTGTAACAGTTGTAAGTACAGGAAATAGTTTTACAACGGCCTCGGTTATTATTGAACAACAGGGAACTGGTGCTGGAACAGGTGCTGACATTACTGCAATCATTCCACCAAAAGGTGGACATGGGTATGATCCGATTAAGGAATTGGGTGGATATTTCATAATGGTCAATTCAAAATTGACTCAGGATGAATCGGGAACATTTACAACAACAAATGATTTTCGTAAAATTGGACTATTGACAGATCCTAATTCAGATGGTGCATATACAAGGTACACTGGTGATACTGCAACTCAGGCAAAAACATTTACATACACAGCCAACACTGCTGCATTAAGTGGAGATATTACAATTACTCAAGGAACAGTTGGTGCAAATGGTGCAACTGCTTATGTGGTTGATGTAAATGCATCTGCAAGTACAATGAGAGTAGTAGATATTACAAATGGTGCAAATTCAAGTGCAGGATATGATGGGAAGCCAGGATCGTGGCAATGTACTACTACAAATGTTGCAAGTAGTACCACAGGAGCCGCTGATGCTCAAGCAGTCTTTACTTTTACTGGTGGTACTGCCAGATTGACAAATGTTGCAAATGGTTCAATGCAAATTGGATCTGGTGAAGTAATCTATATTGAAAATCGTGCTCCAGTTGCCCGTGCATCTGACCAAACAGAGGACATTAAACTTATCATCGAATTCTAATTTGTAAAGAACAACTAAATGGCAAATGTAACAACTAATTTCAATGTATCTCCTTATTATGATGACTATGATGAGGATAAGGCATTTTTAAGAGTTTTATTTCGTCCTGGCTATGCAGTACAGGGTCGTGAACTGACACAACTTCAGACAATTCTTCAAAAACAATCATCACGTTTAGGTGATCATATTTTTAAGGATGGAAGTAAGGTTCTTGGAGGCGAACTTACTCTTGATACTGAGGTTTCTTATTTAAAATTAAGTTCATCGGATACTGCATCAACTTTTGCAGATGGAGTTATTTCTGATACAAGTGTAACAGTAGGTGCAGGAACAACAAGAGCTCAAGTTGTCGCTACTGTCAATGCAGTTGGTTCGGATGCCCCCACTCTTATTTTAAAATTCTTATCTGGAACTGCATTTTCTGCTGGTTCAACTATTTACTTAGAAGGATCAACTTCTACTACTGCAACAGTTTCGGCAACAACTCCGGCTGGTGATTCCTCAATTGTTAGTATTAACAGGGGTGTTTATTTTGTCAATGGATTTTTCGTTCTTGTACTTCCTCAAACTCTAATTCTGGAAAAATATAGTAACACACCAACTTACAGAATTGGATTGACAACTACAGAAGCCATAATTGATAGTTCATCAGATACATCTTTACTTGATCCTGCTTCTGGAACAACAAATGCAAATGCACAGGGTGCAACTCGTTTTAAGATCACACTAACTCTTGCAAAGAAAGAAACAAGTGCAACTGATCCAGTAGCCGCAAACGCAGACACAGATTTTATAGAATTGATGAGAGTATCAAGTGGTACTCCTACTAAACACACCAAATATCCTGTCTATGGTGAAATTGAAAAGATGTTGGCCCGAAGGACTTACGATGAGTCGGGAGATTACACCATCAGACCTTTTCCTATAGAAGTAATTGCTCATCAAGGAGCAACAGGAGTTACTGCTGCTGATTCGGATACAACTATTACAGGGACATTAACAGATTTTGATAATGATTTTGCTGTCGGAGATTCTATTTACTTGTCTTCTGCAACATCTACTTATGCAACCATTTCCTCAATTGCTAACTCAACATCAATGGTTGTTGGTACTGCATTAGGAGATGGAACTTCTCAAACACTTTACAACAGAAACAGAGTTTCTGCTGCATTAGATCCGGGCAAGGCATACGTTAAGGGATATGAATATGAGAGTGTGGGAACAGAATATGTGGATGTTAAAAAAGGTAGAGAGACAACAACCGAAGTTACATTTCCAATCAATCCTAATTTTGGTAATAGTTTAAAAATTACCAATTTTAATGCAGGAAACTCGGCAGAAACATTTTTTAATCCAGAATCAATTTCATCAACGTATGATTTGCATTGTGTTCCGTTGGCAAATATTGTAAGTACGAATTCAAATACTTATAATTCAACAAAAATGGGAACAACACGAATTCGTCAAATAGATTATAGTTCTGGTGCATTTACAAATACATCTACAAGTAATACTGCTGTTCTTGATGCATATATTTTTGATACTCAACTTTCTACATTAACTTGTAAT